CTTGTGAAGGAAATCGCAGGTGAGGTTGCTTTACTGTTGGCTGATGCTGGAATGGATGTTGATGGCACGAAGGTTCGGAGTGCTGCTAAGACGGGTAAGGCCGCTGGCAATGCTGATGATGCTGAAAAGGCTGTTAATATTAAGACCAACATTGCTGACCAGCAAGCGACTATACAGGCGATGAGAAAGGAAGAGGCTGAGGAAGAAGCCGAGGCTGAGGACGAGGAGCTTCTTGCCGCAAAGAAGGGTGGATACATGAAGACTCATGTTCCCGGTCATGAAGAGGACGAGGACGAGGAAGTAGTAGAGGAAGGAATGGAAAAAGAGGGCGATGATGCTGAGAAGTATCCCGCTGAAGAGGATGAAGAGGGCGATGTTCAGGCTATGGCTAAACAGCTAAAGGCTATGAAGAAGCAGCTTTCTACTTATGAGAAGTCTATGACGAAGGCAATTACTCAGGAGACTGAGAACCGTCTACGCAAGATGGGCTTCCGTGAAGAGAATGGTTTGCAGCGTCCACAGATGGTTGCGCCCCCGCTTGGAACTGATGGGGCTACCCCCATTAAGAAGACTGACAATACCGATGTGGTAGAGCAGTTAACTGATTTATCTTTCAAGCAGTTGCGTGACTTACAGGCCCAGATTGAAATGGGTAACACTGAGGGGGTTCCTAGGGAACTTCTTGGTGGCTAAATTATGACAAACATGAATCTAAAATTATTAAGGAGGAAATATCATGGCTAATCCATCACTAAGCGAATATCTCGCTCAGTCTCAGCGTGGGTTATATCAGTCGGTTTTCGGCCCAGAGTACTTGATGAAACAGACGTACTTCACGGTTGATACTGCTACTGGTATCTTTAATACCACGTATGGACGAAAAGTATGGCAAGCCCTGAATAACCAGACACGTTTTTTCAATGCAATCCCACGTACTGTGTGGGGTAATACTGCAGGTTGGCGTGTCAGGACGGACAGGGGTTCGGGACGTTCCCGACCTGTGACAGAGACTGGTTCTCTTCCGACAGTTGATATTTCCAACATCGAGACCGTATCGAGCTTGCCTCGTGTGATCTCAACGACCTTTGGAGCTTCCGTGAAGTCAGTCTTTACGGCGCAGTTAGAGGGCGGTGTTGGGGATGTGCTGGCGTTGGAGAATGAGAATGCACAGCTTGACCACGTAAAAGAAATCAATGAGGAACTTCTAGCAGGTTCCGCTTATCTGGTATCGGGTGGGGACGCAACGACGTTTAATGTTCCCCCAGCGGTTGCCAAACATTTTAAAATCGGAGACGCAGTTTCTACGAATGACGGTGGTTCTCAGGGTAGAACTAGTGGTTCCGTAGTTTCAGCAGTTAACACCACTACTGGTGTTGTAACTGTTGCTACTGGCACAGCGTTTGCAAACGGCGATGCTGTCGCTATCTACAGTCGTGCAGGTCTAACTTCCATTGATGACATTGTGGCAGAAGACGGTTCGGTTGTGGGTGGTGTGTCTGGTGGCGTTAATGTTAGGGCTTATGACCTAACTCAGGCTGGTAGGGCAGCGGGTGGTTGGAATGCTGCTGCTTCAGCCTCTTATAATAGTGGTACTGGTAGGGCTATATCCCTTCAGCTACTCGACACCGCAATCCAGAAGATTAGGGAGAACGGTGGAGAGCCTAAGTTGATCCTTTTGGGACACGATCAGTACTTCAACCTAGAGCGATTGCTGAATACTAATCAGCGTTATATGGGTCAGGAAGAGTATCAGGTTGGTGTTGGTTCAGAGCGAACCTTCCCCGGTACTCGTACTGGTCTAGTTTTGGCTACCTATCAGGGTATCCCCATCCTTCCAGATGCGGATGTGCCGAAGTCAGTTGCAACAAACGATGCGGTCTTAGGTTCTAACGTCTATGTCTTAGACACAGACTACCTTGAGATTGCTGTTGCTCAACCTACTCAGTACGTTGAGAACCGTGACTACTTCGCAGCCAATGCGCTAGTTGTACGTGGCTTGCTCTACACGATGGCAGAGATGCGTTGTAAGAATATATTCGTTCAGGCTAAAATTGCTGACCTGAACGCCTAGTTAGATGTTGGGGAGGGGTGATTTAAAGTCACTCCTCCCCCATCTTTGAGGATTGCATATGGTAAAGACTACAGAAATTAATCTAGCTGTCTACATGGAGAGATTGGATAGTTATATTCAAAGTCAAACTATATTAAATAATAGTTTATGTGAGAATCTAGAAAGAGTTAATGATCAACTTAGTGATCTTAACATGTGGAGACATAAAGTCTATGGGGCAAAAACATTCATGGTCGCTTTAGGAATCCTCATCTTACATACTTCTGCTGTCATGGGAAGTTTTGTAGCTCTCATGAAATTTATGGCTAACTAACGAGGAGAATATCTTATGGCAAATGAACGACATACCGATTTTCGTGAATGGGAAATAGATTCCTCAACTAGACAATCTGTCCACTCATATACCAAATATGCCCCGTTCAGATCAGCCCTTTCGACTACAGCTTCAACGCTTAAGTCAGTAGGTCAAGGAGAAATTGCGACTAACTGG